ATGAAAAAATATCTGGTAACCGGCGGAGCCGGCTTCATCGGCTCCAATTTTGTGAAATATCTGCTGGCGGAACATGGCACGGATGTGGAAATCCTCATCCTCGATGCCCTCACATACGCCGGGAATCTCCTCACCATCAAGGAGGAGATCGAGCTGCCCAACGTAACGTTTGTCCGCGGTGACATCGGCGACGCCCCTCTCGTCACCCGTCTGATCAAGGAGTTCGACCCCGATTATATAGTGAATTTCGCTGCCGAGAGTCATGTCGACCGTTCCATTTCCAATCCCCGGTTGTTCCTGGAAACAAACATTCTGGGAACCCAGACACTGCTCAATGCCGCCCGCGAGGCATGGCTCCTCCCCGGTACACCCGGACAGCCCCCCGCATATCGCGAAGGGAAAAAGTTCCATCAGATCTCAACCGACGAGGTGTATGGCTCGCTTAGCCGCACCCCGGGCGAACCCCGTCCCCTCAGCCTCACAAATGCTGTGGCAAGGGTGGTGAAAGGGCGCGACAATCTACAGACTTTCGGCGACGCATTCTTCACCGAATCGACTCCGCTGACACCGCGGTCGCCCTACTCCGTGTCGAAGACCGCAGCCGACATGCTCGTCATGGCCTATCACGAGACCTACGGCCTGCCGGTGACCATCACCCGTTGCAGCAACAACTACGGTCCATATCACTTCCCCGAGAAGCTCATACCACTGGTAATCAAGAATATCCTCGAAGGCAAGAAACTTCCCGTCTACGGCCGCGGCGAGAATGTGCGCGACTGGCTCTACGTCGCCGACCACTGCAAAGGCATCGACATGGTGCTCCGCAACGGCCGCGTCGGCCAGGTCTACAACATCGGCGGCTTCAACGAGGAGCAGAATATCACCATAGTCCGTGAAATCATTGCCATGGTGCGTGAATTCATGGAGGAGAATCCCGCCTACCGCACGTTGCTCTCCATCCCTGTCGAAGACATCAACGACAACCTCATCACCTACGTTTCCGACCGTCCCGGCCACGACATGCGCTACGCCATCGACCCGGAAAAAATCGCCACGGAGCTTGGCTGGTATCCCGAGACATCGTTCCGCGAAGGGATCCGCAAAACGGTGAAATGGAATCTCGACAATCATGACTGGATCGAGTCTGTAGCTTCGGGCGATTACCAGAAATTCTACGACCAGCTCTACGGCAACCGATAAACCGATTTTTCAACTATTTTTTCCTGACCATGAAAGGCATAGTCCTGGCCGGAGGCTCCGGCACCCGGCTCCACCCCATAACAAGAGCTATCTCAAAACAGCTCATCCCCGTCTGCGACAAGCCGATGATATATTATCCCGTGTCGGTGCTGATGCTGGCCGGGATTCGTGAAATCCTGATTATCTCCACCCCCGCCGACCTCCCTGCCTTCAGGCGTCTGCTCGGTCCGGGCGAAGAGCTCGGTGTAAAATTCTCCTACGCCGAGCAGCCACGTCCCGAAGGCCTTGCCCAGGCCTTCATCATCGGCAAGGAATTTCTCAACGGCGATTCCGCCTGTCTGGTCCTCGGCGACAACATTTTCTATGGCCAGGGATTCACCGGCATGCTCCGTCAGGCTCTCGCCAGAGCTGAGAAAGAGAATGAAGCCACCATCTTCGCCTACCCCGTGAAGGACCCCGAGCGCTATGGCGTGGTGACAGTCGGCAAAGATGGTCGCGCCATTAAAATCGAGGAAAAACCTCTTAAGCCCGAGAGCAACAAAGCCGTCGTCGGTCTCTATTTTTATCCGGCCGATGTGGTCGATGTGGCAGCTGCCGTAAAACCGTCGGCACGCGGTGAACTGGAAATAACTTCGGTCAACGAAGATTATCTCAATCGCGAACGGCTGAACGTGCAAAATTTCGGCCGCGGTTTCGCCTGGCTCGACACCGGCACTGTCGACTCGCTGCTCGAAGCCTCCAATTTCATCGACGCCATCCAGAAACGGCAAGGCTTCTACGTAGCCGCGCTTGAAGAGGTTGCTTTCCGCCGTGGATTCATCGATGCCGACCGCCTGCGCGATCTGGCATCCAAAATGATGAACACCGACTATGGCCGCTATCTTATGTCGGTGGCCCAGTCGGGTGGCGAATCCTGAAATCTCACCTCCATGCCCCGTTTCCCATTTTTAGATCTGGCCGAAGTCAACCGGCCTTTCATACCCGACATCCGGCGACGAATAGCGGCCGTGGTCAGCTCCGGACGCTACATAGGCGGCCCCGAGGTCGCCGAATTCGAACAAAGGCTCGCCGATTCCACCGGCGTGCGCCATGCCATCGGCGTCAGCAACGGTCTTGACGCTCTGCGTCTCATTATCCGCGGGTATATCGAAACGGGAGCATTCGCACCCGGCGATGAAATCATTGTGGCCGCCAACACCTATGTCGCCTCTGTCCTCGCAATTTCGGAAAGCGGATTGAAACCGGTGCTCGCCGACCCGTCGGACGTCACCCTGAACCTCAACCCCGATACCCTCGGAAAATATATCACACCCCTCACCCGCGCAATCATGCCGGTTCACCTCTACGGCCGCGTGTGCTGGAGCGAGACCCTCAGCCAATTCGCCGCCGACCACTCTCTGAAAGTGATCGAAGACAACGCGCAGGCAATCGGAGCACGTTACACCGCTCCCGACGGCACAAAAACGCATACAGGCTCACTCGGCGATGCTGCCGCCTTCAGCTTCTATCCCACCAAAAACATCGGTGCGTTAGGCGACGCAGGCGCCGTCACAACCAACGACAGCGCGCTCGCACATGCCATCAGGGCACTTGCCAACTACGGCTCCGACACCCGTTATCACAACATCTACCGGGGCTACAATTGCCGTCTCGATCCCATACAGGCCGCCGTGCTCAATGTCAAACTCCCCCATCTTGACTCAGAGAATGCCCTCCGCCGCGAAATAGCCCTCACTTATCTGCGGGAAATCCACAATCCGTACATCACGCTCCCCGACAACCCCGTGGCACCCGACGAAATGGTGTGGCACCAGTTTGTAGTCCGCATTGCCGACCGCGAAAAATTCCTGCGACACCTCAGCGACAACGCCGTAGGTTACGACATCCATTACGCCACACCCCCCTATCGCCAGCCCTGCTATGACGGCACCTTCCCCGTCGACGCTTTCCCCATTGCCGATGCAATCGCCGACACATGCGTCTCACTCCCCGTCACACGTCCGCTCACACCCGCCGACGCCACCGCCATCGCCGCGATCCTCAACACCTACCGCCCCTGACGCAGTAGGCTGACGCAGAATCTTATAAAATTCCACCCTCAAAATTCAAAACCATTTGCAAAGCTCAAAAAAAATACATACCTTTGCACCGCATAAAAGAAACCCATAGACAGTTTCACAAATGCAAACAACATATCGCCTGTAGCCCCGGCACCAACCGGGCAGATGCAGACAGACACCATTGGAGAGATGGCAGAGTGGTCGATTGCGGCGGTCTTGAAAACCGTTGAGGGTCACACCTCCGGGGGTTCGAATCCCTCTCTCTCCGCATTTAACGCTGATTATCAGTGTATTTGCAAATAAGTACCCGCAAAAGTACCCATTTAGGCGCTTTTGCGGGTCTTTTTATGCCTTCCGGCAGGCTATTACCCTCCAAATAATTAGGCCGGCGGCGACGCAAAGAAAAACTATTAAGAGGGTCGGCGTGTTGCTCGCCGTCTTCTGCTCTTTGGTCTCGGTCTTGATGTCGGCCTTATCGTGGACGGCGGCCGCCGTGGCGGTGCTGTCGGTCTTGTTTACCTCGGCGCCGGCGCTGGTCTGGGTGGCTCGTGTCTGGCTCCCTTCTGCGTTGATGGTAACGGTGCCTTTAGTAAATGACTTCGGGCGGCTGGCGTTGGGTGGCTTGTCGCTCTGTCTCCCCTCGTGCATGGTAGCGGCCGAAGGTGGCAGGCTGTCTGCGGGGATCCCTTCCGGGGCACCGGTGTCGTAGTCCCAGCGCTCGAAGTCGATCACGACGTTAAGCTGCTGCAAAATATTTTCGATGGTTGCCTGGTCGAAGTAGGCGCCGCCGGTCACGGTGGCCGCGGTCTCCTGCTGGAAGGTGGCCGCGGTCTCCTGGCGGGTCTCCTGCTTTGTCGTGGCCTTCCTCGACGTGGAGCAGCTCTGTAGCCCGAAGAAAAGAAGGAGGGCTATTAATAGGGTCGTGGCTGCTCTCATGGCTGAAGGTCGGCGAAGGGTACGACTTTAGGCGGCCTGGCGTTATATACCAGGGAGCCGAAGCGGATATAGTCCAGACGGCGAAGCCATCCGGCGCGGTATCGTGCCGAAGTCGGGCGGCCTGCTATTACCTGGTCTATAAATCGGGCGCGGGCGCGGTGTATATGGTCGAACAGCGCGCGCGGTTCCTGGGCGTTGATGGCGGCTAAGGTCTTTTCGCCTACTATGCCGTCGGCCTCGACGCAGAGAATTTTCTGCACGCCGGTTATACCGTGCTTTCCCGAAGCCCATACCCAGTCGACCATAATATTAGCTACGCTCTGGCTCTTTATGCGGTCGGCCTGGCATCTATCCCAGTAGTGGGGTTTCATCACGCGGCTAACGGCATCGTCGGGCGTTATCAGCTTGAGGTCGGCTACGTCGATGTCGCCGTCGCCGTCTTTATCATAGCCGACCTGGCGCCAGGTGGCTATTGTTACGCCTCGGTTCGTGGCGCCTCCGGGGTCGTGCGGGTCGTTTACATAGCCCCCCTCGAAGCTGAGGATAAATGGAGCTAAAATCTTAATGTTTGCCATTGCCGTTCTGTTTTGGTTGGTACATCGGGCAAAATTGCCCTTCCTTGAAGTCGCAGACGCCTTTACCTCGGTAGGCGCAGGCTTCGCTGGCACATGTCGCTTCGAGGCTTTTTGTGCCTTCTACTTGTGGCTTTTTGTCTTCCATTGTTAGTCAATATAAGGGGGTAAAATGTACTGAATATTTTGGGCGGCCTGGTGTAGCGTGGCGCGGGCTGCCTCCGGGTCGATCTCGCTGCCGTGGGTAAACTCGCAGAAGATGCTGCCTACCCAGTCATGTGCGTTGTCGCTTAGGCGCTTAATAAGTACCTGGGACGTACCGCAGGCGCTCAGTAGGCTCTTGGCGTAGCGGTCTTCTACCTGCTCGTCGATGTCGGTTATGGCCGTGTAAAGCTGGGACGCCAGGAGCTGGCAGAATTTAGCTACGTCGGCCATCTTTAGGCGTTGGATCCGTGGCTTCATGCTCTCTACACCTTTACGCTTGCTCTCGAAATAGATGCTTATCATGCTTTCGTTGCCCAGAGGGTGCGGCTGCACGATATAAACGCGGTCGGCTTTAAGCTCGTGAAGCACTTCCCACAGCTCGCCGTGGACGATGGCGGAGTTGTCGCTGCGGCGCTTCTGCTTTTCGGCCTGCTCGGCCTCCAGCTGTGCTACCTTTAAGTCGGTGAGTTTATTTTTGGCATACTGGTTATAGGCAAAGTAGGCCGCTATAATGGTGCCTATGGCGCTAATAATAGCGGGTAAATTTTCCATCGGTTCTGATTGGTTGTTGTTGGTCTCGGTTGTTACTCGTCGTAGCCGGCGGCGATGAGGTCGGCTTTGGCGTTGGTCTTAATCTCCTTGACGCGGCGCAGGTAGGCCTTGTAGTTCTCTACGGCCTCGGCGGCCTCGGTCTCGTCGAGCATTCCTTCCTGGGCGGCGTTGTAGCTGTTTACCAGGTCAAATTCGGCGGTCTCGTCTACTTCGTCGCGGATTACGGCCTTGACTACGGCGGCGCGGGTCGGGGTGCCCCAGATCTTGACGCTCTTATAGTCGTAGGAGTGGCGCTCGTTGCCTTCTTCGTCGGTCTCGGTCTCGGGCGTGATCGCGTAGTTGTAGTAGAAGGCGCCGTTACCCAGGTCTTGAATAATCTGGGGCTTATCGTTTGAATTTGATTTCATACGGTGCGGTTTTGTTAAGTTTTTGAATTAAAAATTTACTATCACTATGTTTGCACCAGCCCCACCATGAGGCGCAGCGCTGTAAAAAGTCGGCTTCGCTTATGGGCTTTTTGGCTTTGCGCATGTTGCCTATAGCCCGGGCGAAGTGCTTTTTAATACCCTTGCGGAGCCGTGTTTCCTCCAGGTAGAATACGTAGCCGAGGAAGTCTACGCCGCGGCCGTGTTTATCGCGGTGCGTTCTGGCTACTGGAAATATTTGCTTATTGGGTTTAATCTCCAGTTTTAGGTGCGTGGCCAGGTAGTCCTCCATGTCCGCTAAAAGCTGGCGTAAAATCTTCTTGTCTGAAGCTAAAAATACTATGTCGTCGGCGTAGTCTATCATAATAAGTTTTACGCCGTGCTCCTTCGCCCATCGTTGCCGAAGCCACATTATAAACCTGGCGAAGTAAAGAAGGGCGAAGAAGATCGAGGGGTGGTTGCCGATGGGGATGCCGTCGGCGCTGTCTATAAGGTCGTCTATTAAGGCCAGGAGCCGGCGGTCTTTAATCTTCCATCGTACCTCCCGCTTTAATACGTCGTGGTCGATGCTCGGGTAAAATTTGCGGATGTCTATCTTTAGACAGTACAGGCAATTTCCCGGTTGGTTCCGAAGGAAGTATTTAACGCGGTCGGCGGCTGCCTGGATGCCTCGGCCTGGAAGGCCGCAGTAGGTATCGCGGTCGAAAAGTCCCCGCCAGATCGGGGCTACGACGTTCATTATAGCGTGGTGCACTATGCGATCAGGGTAGTAAGGAAGGCGAAAAATAACGCGCTCCTTCGGCTCGTGTATAATGAAGGTCGTATAGGCCGAGGGCTTATAGGTTCCGGCCTTTAATTGTTCGTGTAGCGTCTGGATATTGGCTTCCCGGTGCTTGTCGTGTACCATGACGCCGTAGGAGCGCAGCTTCCCCTTGCGGGCGGTCTCGTCCGCAGCTCGAAGGTTATCTAAGCTAATAACCTGGTCGAAGAGGTTGCCGTGTCTTTTCACTTCTTTTGCTTTGCTGATTCCCAGCGGCGGTTCGACTGGCGTCTACTATGCCGCCTTTGAATGGGGTTAATATTTTTTTACCTTGTTGTCGGTATGGCCTAAGCCCTTTGGGTTATATTGTTGCCTGGTCGGTAGCTGGCCGGCCTGGCTTGTCAGTAATTCCGGGAGCCGATGTTCGCATTCGTATTCGAGGGGGCGTTATTCGTATTCGCATACGCGAGGCCGGCATTCGTGCCGTTATTCGCATTCCCGCCGAAGAGCACGCCCTGGGGCTAACAGCCGTATATCGTGGCGTTACTCGACGTAGTAGCGGGTACCGCTGGCGCGCATGGTTACGTGGCGCGGGAAGGCGTTCCGCTGCTTGATCTGGTCGAGCACGTATTTAATTTCTCGTGAATTTGTAAAGAATTTGCGGGCGTCGGCCATCTTGTCGTCCTTGTGGAATTTAACCAGCACGATGTAACGGTCTTCGCCGTATTTTGTTCTTTGTCCGGCTATGAAGTCGCAGAGCCAAAAGTCCCGGTTAATCAGCTGTTGCTGGGTTGTCTCCGGGCAGTTGAAGTGCTTGTTACTCTCGTCCGGCGCTATGTTAAGGAAGGCCAGGGAGCCGTCGTCTTGTTTGGTGTCCATGTTACTGGTGTTAATTTGGTTTTGGATTGACCTCGGGCGCCTATAATCGTGGCGCCCGAGGCGTTAATCGTGGCGGCTCGTTTACGCTGCTGCGGGTATAAAGCAAAGCCGGGAGCCGACGTACGCAAGCGTAAGCGAGGGGGCGTTATACGTATTCGCAGACGCGAGGCCGGCATCCGTGCCGTTAGTCGCAGTCCCGCCGAAGAGCACGCCCCTAAGAGCCTGCCCGCTGGTCGGGATGTTGGTATAGAAGTAGTCGCAGAAGTATGCCGTAGAGCTGGCAGCGGCTCCTGCTACTATCGGCATATTTTCGCCGTATTCTCCTACCATGAGCGTCTTAACGTAGCCCTCATTTCTTGGAAGGTCGCCGCGCTCCTGGTAGTTGGCCAGGGCGGCCTCGGTGCTTCCGAAGTTAGCCGGGTTGTCGCAGGTGTAGAAGATCGAGCGGCCGCCGCCGTCGTTGCTCTGAATTAGGCAGAGACAGCCGTCCGTCCAGCTCCATGTGTGGCCGAAGGGGTTTTCTATGCCGCGGTAGCTGGGTACCTTGACGACGAGCGCCGTACCTCCGGGGTTATACTCGTCGGGCATCGTAAAGCTGACTACGCCGGTAGCGTTGCCGAGGCTGTTGGTTATGCCGCAGGGGATAAATGGGTTGTAGCCGTTAAGCGTGTTCCATTTGCTGCTCTCCAGGGTTGTTACTCCGGCGCCGAGGCCTCCCTGCTTGTAGCCGTTGGCGTCCGGCTGGGCGTTAAATTCGGCCTGGCAGTTGCGGGTGGCGTATTCTATAACAAAGAGCCAGTAGGTGGTTCGCTGGGCTTCGTATAGGTCGCAATTCCAGCCGGCGCCGTTGAGGCCGGCCGTCCCTCGGTTGCGGGCGTAGGCTCGGAAGTTGGTTAACGATATGCTGGTGGCGGGCTTGCCGAGAAGGCTTCTATAGGTACCGTCCCAGGAGGCGGTGTTGTTGCCGCCTCGGAAGGCCGCCGTAGTGTTGCACACTGCGGCCAGCTTGGGGGTGGCTGCTACGGTTCGGTCTACGGTGGCTTCGACTGCGCTACGGTAGCACTTGCGTACCTTGTGGAAGCCCGGCAGGGGATACTCGCTAATTAAGGAGCTGAAGTTGTTGCCGTCAAACTCGAATTTAGCGTAGTGATCCGGAAGCTCTACCATATACATGCCGTCGGTGCCGTCGAGCTTGGCGGCGGTTCCGCTGTCCTTCTTGGTGCTGTCGGTCGGGTGCAGGTAGTAGTTTACGGTGCCGTCGTCTTTAAGAATACAGCGGCGCATCCTGCTCTGGATCGGCAGGCTCTGGTGTAGCTCGGTGCGGCCTACGCGCTCTACGGCGGGGTCTCCTACGCTGAGCTTTATTTTCACGCCGTAGTAATAATCGTAGGGAAAAACGGGCTTAGTGTTGCCCGCGGCGATAATAAGTCCCATGTTTTACGCTGGTGTTTATTAGTTGCCCCAGAGCAGCGCGGTGGCGCTGTTGCTGGGTTTAATCTCGTTAATTATCTCGGGGTTCCATCCGGTCTCGAAGCGGGTGTTAACGTATTGCCCCCGGGGCATCCCCCAGAGGTTGACTTCTAAGAAGCAGGCGGCCTCGCCGTCGTTCTTGAGGTTGAAGGGTCGCCCCAGGCTGAAGGGCTGGCCGTTCTCGAAGGTAACGGCGCCCATCTCGCTGATCTGGGCGCTTACCGTGTCGCCTTGTCTGTTGAGCATGGTCGTTTTAATTTGTCTGCAAAGTTACTGATAAATGTACTATGATAGTACGTTGGTTAAAAACTCGCTCATAACTTTTGCCGTGGCCGTGTCGCGGCTCCTGGTATAAAGCGAAGGAAGAAGCCCCGGCGCCGTGTTGCCGGGGCTGGGTTTATGTCGTCTTAATTCGTACCCATTTGCCGTTAACGAGCGTCTGGGCGCCGCTGGAGTCGACCTTCAGACCGTAATTGCCCCAGCGGGTCTCGAAGCCCTGGGAGGCTGAATAAAATAGATACTTGTCGGAGGCGTGCATGGTTAAAATGCCGTCTTTGGCGATGGTCGTTATATTGGTGCTTTGGGCGGCGGTTGGAAAAGGCGCGCGTGATTGACCCCTTCGGGCACGCGGGACTGACCCCTATGGGCGAAATAAGAATGACCCTTGCGGGCGAAATAAAAATGACCCCTGTCGAAGCATTGGCAGGGGATTTTTTTTGTAGCTTTGAGATTCCTTGTTCTGGCACGGCGGGGATCAATCTCAAAAATTACAGAATATGATTGCAAAATTAAAAAACATCCTTAGATGTTACGCAGTCGGAATGGGAATAAAAGAGACGGCCAACACGTTTCACCTTTCCCGCAACACCGTACGCAAGTATGTCCGGCTGTTCATTTCAAGCGGCAAGACTGCCGAACAGCTGCTTGAGCTCTCGGAAGAGCATCTCCGTGAGATGTTCGGATGCACGGAGTTCCGTCGCCGCGAGCCATCTCAGCGTCAGCTGGAGCTGGACGCACTGATACCGGGCTATGTGGCCCGGCTCTCCCGCAAGGGCATGACGGTCCGCAAGCTTTTCAACGAATACAAAAGCGAACATCCCGACGGCTTTCAGGAGTCAGTGTTCAAACGCGCTGTCCGGCAGTACCGGTTCCACACCACAGTAGTAGGCCACGTCGAGCACTACGCCGCCGACCAGATGTATGTCGACTTCGCCGGAGACAAGCTGGAGGTGGTAGATGAAATGACTGGAGAAGTCAAAAAGGCTGAGGTGTTTGTCTCCATACTTCCATTCAGCCACTACACGTACTGCGAGGCCGTGTGGTCGCAGCGCAAGGAAGACCTGATCAAGGCCTGTCAGAACGCGTTCGAATACTTCGGGGGTGTGACGGCCGCCATCGTGCCCGACAATCTGAAGGCGGCTGTAAAGACAAGCGACCGCAACGAGCCTGTGATCAACGAGGAGTTCGCGGCCTTCGCCGACCATTACGGATGCGCCGTATATCCCGCGCGGGTCCGCCATCCCAAAGACAAGGCCCTTGTCGAGAACGCCGTCAAGCTGCTGTACCAGTCAGTGTATCTTGACATAGAGGGGATGGTCTTCCCGTCGCTGGACGAACTGAACACGGCGATTCACATATCGCTGCACGACTTCAACGAAAGGCTGATGGCAGGGAGGAATATGTCGCGTAAAGACATGTTCCTGCAGGGCGAAAAGGACTTCCTGCGTCCCCTTCCCGAGAAACCGTTTGTCATCAAGGAGCGAAAGCTGATGACAGTGGGCAAGAACTGTTATGTCTCCCTGTTCAAGCACCATTACAGCGTGCCGCGCGAGCATGTCGGCAAACGTGTGGTCATCCTTTATGACGCGGACACGGTTGAGATCTACTGCGGCCTCAATCTCGTGGCGACACACGACCGCTGCGACATACCCTACACATACTCATGGAAGAAGGAACACAACCTGCCCGGCCATTACGGCCCGTATGACAAGGATCTGGAGGAACTCTTCAAGCGAGCCGCTGAAATGGACAACATCGTCCTTGACTACCTCCACGAAGTGGATGCCATGATGCAGTATCCGCCGAAATCCTTCAGCAGTTGCCGCGGCATACTGTCGCTTGAAAAGAAGTATGGCACAGACCGACTCGTGGCGGCGTGCGCCTGCGCGTCGATGAAGGCGGCATATGGCTAT